CCTAGAAGTTGCTTATTTGTATACTTCATTTATACCTCCTAACTTACACTCATTGAACCGACATAGGTTCCGTTTATCCTAACTTCCATTGTGCCATTACCTGATAAATATTGAAGCGATATATTTTGATCTGAATAATCTTTAACCGCGTAATCTTGCGTATAACTTATAGCGGTTGAAGCGGCGTTCGCGGCGACTTGTTGTGCAAATGAAACCGTTGCATAATCACCGCCTGCCGGGATATCGTTTACAGTGGCGATATCTACTCCGTTTTTGGTTAATGTTGCAAAGTTAAGTCCTAAACCGCTACCACCCCAAGTTGCAAATCCACCCGCTATAGATTGCATTGAAGTAGCTCCAATTTTCAATAAGCCACTACCGCCCGATGATTCTATAATTATAGCCTGTGAACCACCAATGGTTATTTTGCCGCCATTTATTTGACCGCCATTCAGTTCCATACTGTTAGCTACAACATTTCCTGATGAATCAACTGTAAAAGTTCCGGAGCCTATGTTTATTGTTCCGCCGATGATTTGACCGCCTGTGATTTTTCCACTTGCGTCAATATCCCCAACGAATACAAATTTTTCTTTGAGCGCATCAAAGAACATAGCTTGTGTATAATTGCCCACACCATCACCAACGTCCATTGAGATAGTTCCACCGCCCATTGTTGCCCTTGCTTTTTTATCGCTTCGTTCTGCTCTGAATCCGTAGTCTGTGCTAATGGATACATTGTTGTATAACTTATCTCGCTGAATCGATTGTGTTTCAATTTGGTTTATTTTGTCTGTGATTAATTCAATTGTGTTGGCAATCTCTACCGATGTATTCATTGCGAATATAGGGTTATAGTTTATAGATAAAATTCTATTGACCACTTCAATTCCCATGACTTCATCAATGACTTTTATTGTGTCACCCACCTCGATAACTTCCAAGCCTTGCAATCCTTTAGCGATGTATTCATTGCTATTTTTTAGTTCAACAATATCGGCTTTGTAATAGGTTTTTAAACCTCCGCGAGTGTCCACTGTTTTCGTGATGCCTTTTAAATTTTTACCGAATCTGATTTCAAACCCGTTATTATGACCGATTGAATTGAGAAGGTTAATTGTAAATCCTAGTCCTGTATATTCAATCTCGCCACCTAACAAATTGGCTAACTGATAGATCAAACTCTTGCGCGTGATTTCCTCGTTTACCGATATTGTTATAACGCCCGTATAGTCCACTGCGCCAACGTTAAACTCTGTACCTGTTAGTATGTTGGTCAATATCTGCGATGGCGTGCCAGTGAAAGCATACGATGGGTAAACGTTTTCCTCGCCATCCATAAGCCTATAATTAACATGCTCGCATTCAATACTATAAATTACGCCGATGTCATGTTTTTGTTCAGTGTATTTAATGTCGAATGTTTGACCACTAACCACAAGGTTATTGTCAGGATTAAAATATTCGCTTTTTAGTTCTTTTTCAACGGCGTCAAAGCTAAAAGTATACTCACCATTGACCACGCGCTTTACATTTGCACTGTCTTTGATTATGTTGTCAAGGATGGCCAATTGTGTGCCATCGCTACTGAATAGTTTTGGGTACAATTTAACCTCCTATAGATACGTATTTTTATAATCAAACTCAATTGTAAAAGTTCCGTTTACATCAATTGAATTAGATCCAGGTTGAAGTTTTAAAAAGTCACCACTGAATTTTGACATTTGATTGACTTTTGAACCGCTAACGCTATAGACCTGTTTATTAAAACAATCAACATAGATTGTGCCTGTTAGATTTGCAATCGTGAACGGTCCAACAACTGCGCTCGCCGAAGTACCTGTTATAATTATGAGTGGTAATGCTTCATAGGTGCCGGCGTTCTCAACTTTGATTGCTTTAGGTCCTGACACTTCAAATGTTCTAAGATAACCCACCCATGGAATATTCATATACGCCCATGCGGTGTCTGCATCTTCCCACGTGATAGAATCATTATAAAATGTCTGTGTCTGTACTGGACTACACTCAAATGTAATTTTGAACTTGTCAACATTTCCACCCATTTCGGCATTTATACCATTGGTGATTTTCACTACTTTGTATTCAATATCTTTTTCAGTGTCGAATATCAACGTGCCTGTGTTCGATAACCACCGCGCAATTGCTCTTGCTTTTTTCCGTCTGTCTATAATCTTGGTTCCTACCACCACACATGAAAGTGTTATTAGAATGTTGTTATAGCCATCTTCAAACACATGCTGACCGTTTAATCCTTGCACCTCCACAGTTTCAGAACGCTTTGAAGCGATGATAGGGATTAGTTCGGTTTTATAGAATATTCCGTAATCATTACTGTGTTGACCATTAAATGTAAATCCCACATCATCACCCCCTCGCGCCCGATACTTGGAATTTATAAAGTTCTCTAGCAACTTTTTTTATGTCTGCTTCTTCTCTGACCACCAATTGCGAAATGTTAAAATTGTTCATTATTGAATTTTTAGATTGATCATAATCAGATCTATTTTCTTCTGCGGTTATAACTCGTTCTCCCTTGTGGAGTTGAGCGGTAAAACCATCATAAGGCACATAATCAAGTCCGTTTGCATAGCTGCCATTTACCGGTTTAGGGTTGGTGTACTTCTTTAAATCTTCGCCTATCCCACCGAATGACCCTGTGTCTGTGGCTTTTTTATTGTCGAACACATTAAGCCATTCTACTGCACTTCTAATCCCACTGACCAACGTTTCAAACGTCTTTGTGACTCCTTCGACTACGCCTGTAACGATTTTGAAAGCTGATTCTATAACCTTGCCAATCAATGGGAATGTTGGTTCTATGAAGTTCCATAACCCTTTGAACACATCCCATAGTACAGATACAACATCCTTGGCAATCCCAAATACATTTTCGAATATTCTCTGTATCGTTGGGAAGTTTCTTTCAACAAATTCAAATACCGATTGGAATATTGGGATTAAATTATCGCTAAAGAATTGCCAAAGTTCATCCGCAACCGATTTCATTACACCAAATACTTTTTCGGCAGTGGCTTGTATAGTTGGCAAATTGCTAGAAATCCACCCAAAAAAGGTTTTTAAAATTGGGAGCATGTAGGTTGTAAATACATCAACCGCAACTTCAACCACCGTTTGAATAACCCCAAACACCTCGCTGAATACCTTTTGGATGGTTGGCATGTTCAATATAATCCACTCGGCGAATTTCTGCATGATTGGCATAACCGCCACGCCTACCTGTGATACCACTGTTCCGAAAGACCTTTTTAATTGGTCCATTGTGTCGGTAAACTTAACACCTGCGTCAACCGCATCATCGCCCATGACTAAACCAAGGTCATGCGCTTGTTTTTTCATTTCCTCAACAGATGCAGAACCGGCATTTAATAATGGTGCAAGTTCTGAACCACTTCTACCTAATAAGTCATTTGCAATAGCCGCTCTTTTTGTTTCGTCCTCCATACCTTGCAAGGCCACAACGGTCATTTCAAATATTTCTTCTTGGCTTTTACCTTCTAAATCGTCATAACTCAAACCTAAATCTTCAAATGCTTTTGTTGCTACCTTTCCACCTTTTCCAAGTTCGTCGAATTGGTTGGTCAAAGTTTTCATTCCTGACTGCATAGAGTCGATTGATGCGCCATTTTGCGAAAGTATAAAATCCCACTCTTGGAATCCTTCTCGGCTAAGTCCTAACTTTTGACTCATCTTGTCAATGCGGTCTGTGGACTCGGCGGCTTTTGTGGCCACTCCGAATAGTGCAGTACCGGCGGCGGCGGCACCTACTGTTATAGCAGCGCCCCATTTGGCGGCAACTCCTATGCCTTTGCCAAGTTTGGACCCTAACCCCTCTGCGTTTTTTTCTGTTTTGGAAATTGATTTGTTGGCTTCATCGGAATCAACTAAAATCGATCCGAATAGCGTGAATATACTCATGCCTTTAGCCATCTGCTCTCACCCCCGTATTGAACATATCTATAATATCTTTAACCTCTGTTAAAGTTTCTTCTGTTGTTTTTGTACTCGTTGCAGACATTAATCGTGTTTTAAATTCTTCAAATGGCATTGATTCCTCGTGATTTGTAACCCACCTGAAAAACAACTTGTCCTCGAATACTTTGTCATATGCTTTTTTTATAATCTCCATGCCTTTTAAAAATGGCATTGAAAATATATAGTCAACTGTTCCGTATCTGCTTAATAGCAAGTCAATTAAATCTATTTCGTCAATCGACTTGCTAATTTGAAAAAATACTTGAACCCATCGGCGTTGATTAATTGCTCAATCAACTCTCCACTTTCTTCAAGTTTCATCGTTGAAAATTTAACCTTCAAATCAAATAAATCGGCGAACAAATCATCAATTTCCTTTTCTGCCAAGTGGATATTTTCAGCAATAGCAAATATCAATTCTTTGCCGGCTTCGTTGACAGATTTGCCCTCAATGTTGATTTCATTTCTTAAACTCAATTTTTTAAGTATTCTCGATAACTTTGATACATCGCTCATAATTAGATCGCGCATACATCCTCCTAAAAAAATTAGCGCCCTAATTAAAGAGCGCTTAAACTTATGGTGTAACTGTAACTGGATAATAAATTTTAAATGGTGGTTCATCGAGCTCTTCGGCTGAATAATGACCGGTGAAAGTTGTAGCGAGAACTGCTTCACCTTTGTCTGCGGTTGTCAGCGTGATTCCACCCATTGATAAAGCGTTCAACACTTGGATTATTACTGGCGTGTCCTGTCCGGACAACTTGCCTACCCATGTAACGTTATCAATATAATCAGTGTCCTCAACATAGTTTTTAGCGGTAATCAGTTTATAACCTGTAGGTCCAGCTTCTGATACACCTGTTCCTAAAGCGTCCACGATCACGCTCTCGCTGATTTCCTTCATGTTAGCCATGATTGTTACTTTCCATGAATCAATCGCTTGTAGACCTCTACCATCGCCGATTACGCCATCAATTTCTATCTTTCTATATGTTGGTACCGCTGAAAATGTTCCACCGCCACTTGTGGCACCAATTAACTTGCCTGATGTAACCGCGCTTTCAAAAGTATCAACACCCACTTCAAAATCTTTAAAGTACGCCCCTGCGTCTAAAAGTAATTTCTTAGGCGTGTCGGCGGTAAATCCCGAATATGTTTTAGGCTTCGCCATTTATTCCCCTCCTATTT